AGTCAGAGAAGTAATTAGCCAGATCAAACTTGCAGAAGCAGAAAAAGCTGATGCACAGAATAAAATAGACGCTGCGGCTCCTCAAGTTTCAGTAGCTACTTAGTAAAAAGCTACATCGTTGAATAAATTCAATTCACATTACAGGCTCTCTTGCGCTCTATTTAAAACTAGTATATAGTTTTATTACTATACAATTAATTAGAACATAGACGCGTATAGTCGACGGCCTAGAGACTATGTTCAGAAACTAGGAGGATATAATTATGGCAAACACTACATTTTCAGGACCAGTCCGATCGGAAAACGGTTTTGAACAAGTAACAAAAAATGCAACTACTGGAGCGTTTACAGTTGAGGCAACTTACGATACAAGACCAAACTTTAGACAATCAGTAGATAACACAACTTTAAATACTGGAAGTGATGTAACAACAACTTTAACTACAGCTCAATCAGGAACAATTTTTGAAGTCGATGGAACAGGTGACATTGTTGTCAACATGCCTGCTCTAAGCACAGACAATGTTGGAAACGTTTTCGAGTTTTTTGTAACTACTGCTGTTGGTGGTGGTAAAACTGTTACTTTTGTTTTACCTGGTGCAGGTGTATCAAATTTCTTTGGTGCGCTTTCTCTTATGGGTGGAACAGCTGCTAACCCGTCAAGTGACGTTGCAGGTGATACTTTAACGTTACCTAACTCAACTGCGGTAAATGCTAGAGTAAGATTAACTTGCATTAGTGATGATGGTACTAACTCAACTTATAAAGCTGAGACTTTATCAACTCCTATTGCAACAATAGCGTAATAATTAATTTAGTGTGGGCTTCGGCCCACACAAATTTAAGGAGAAAAAATTATGGGAACAAGTATAGTAAGTCCTAAAAGTAAAACGTTAGTCCCTGATACAACAGGTGCTGATAATGATTCTATAGCGGCTTCACAAACTCCAAGCGGAGCAGGTGATTTAACTTTAGCTGGAACAGCATCAAGCTTTGCCCCAGCAGGAGTAGGATTATTTGTTACGATAACTGGAGACGGTGGAACTAATTTAACTGGTGTTACTTTTACAATCACTGGAACAAACGCTTTAGGTATAAGTGCTTCAGAAGCTCTTAACGGACCTAATGGAGCAGCTACAGTTACAAGCACATTAAAATTTAACACAGTAACTCAAATAGCTGTAAGTGGTGGAACTACTACAGCAGTTAGAGCAGGAAATGCAGCAGGATCCGGAGGATCTGAACAAACAATATTTGCTGGTAGAACTAGATTAAGAGAATTATTTGGTACGACTGCAGCTACAGCCAATACGGTCACTGCGTTTTTTAATGGTGGTCAGTCACAAGGTAATCAATTATTTGCTGTACAAAATCCTGTAGCAGCTCAAACTTTAATTAATCCAGCTTCAGCGCATGGAGGAATACTGGCTAATGAAGGTTTATCTGTAAATCTACCAACTAACAGCTTCGTAAGTTTAACAGTATATTTCGACGGGTAGGTAGCAATGGCTAATACTACTTCACAGGCCTATAGTTTTGATCAGGACCTGTCAATTGATGAAATTATTGCAGACGCATATGAGCGTCTTGGTTTAGTAGGTACGGCCGGTTATCAAATCAAAACTGCCAGAAGATCTTTAAATATTCTTTTTCAAGAGTGGGGTAACAGAGGAATACATTTTTGGGAAGTAGGAAATACAAATGTTAATCTAGTTGTAGGTTCTTCAACAAATGTAGATGCTACCGCTGAGGGATCTGGAGTATATACTTTTTATAGAAACGCAAGTGATGTTCCTGCTGGTAATGAACCACCACAAGCTACAACAGTTCCAACTGCAAATGTATTTGGTATATCAGATATTTTAAACGTTACGTTTAGACAGAATTATAATACAACTAATCAATCAGATATTGGTTTAACTAAAGTTGCAAGAGACGCATATTCTGCAACAGCGAATAAAGCATCACTTGGAACACCTTCACAATTTTGGGTACAAAGATTTATAGATAAAGTTACAATAACACTTTATCCATTACCAAATGCAACAGCTGCTTCTAATTTTATAAACGTTTATTATGTTAGAAGAATTCAAGATGCAGGAGCCTACACTAATGCGAGTGACACACCTTTTAGATTTGTGCCTTGTATGGTATCAGGACTTGCATATTATTTATCTATGAAGTTTGCACCACAAAGAACACAAGAAATGAAATTGCTATATGAAGATGAATTGGCAAGAGCACTATCGGAGGATGGATCAGCGGCGAGTACGTTTATTACACCGAAAACCTATTATCCAAATGTATAATGGCAAGATATGCAAAAGGAAGCAGAGCATTAGCAATATCAGATAGATCTGGTGCAGCTTTTCCATACAGAGAAATGGTAAAAGAATGGACTGGTGCTATCGTGCATATTTCTGAGTTTGAACCTAAACAACCACAATTAGAACCACATCCTGTAGGAGCTGACCCACAAGCTTTAAAAAATGCCAGACCTGCTAGAGTAGAATTTCCTGTTCAAGATATTTTACCTAATAATCCATTTACTACTACAGGAGGCTCTCCAACAGTAAGTGTATCTTATCCGGCAAATCAAATAAATGAAGGAACCACACACGTTAGATTTAAAGCAGTTAAATCAATAGTGGGCGGTGTTGCTATATCAACATTAGAATTATCAGCAAAATTAAATGGTGCTATAAGTGATACAGCCACTACAATTGTTTTAGATGATGCTACTGCTTTTCCAACATCAGGATTTATAGTTATTGAAAAAGTAGATCAAGTTGCAACTAGTGCAACTTTTGGACAATTCATAAATGAAACTATTCAATACGCAGGAAAAGCTGGAAATAATTTAACAGGTTGCACACGTGGAACATCCGCCCCTTTTAGAGGGATTACACCAGCTAATACGAAAGCAGTATCTCATGCAGATGGTGCAAAAGTATTTGGTTCATATTTAGCGACAGCCATCGCAACAACAGAAACTACGGGAGCTCAACCAGCTACTAGAACATTATTTAATTCTATTACTGTGCCTTTGGTATCTAACGCTACAAGCACAGAAACAGGAGGCGGTTTTCAATGTACAATTGGACCCGTTAATGATAGAGGTTAATTATGGCGTATAGTTATTCAGATCTAACAACAGATATTAGAAATTATACAGAGGTAGATGCTAATGTATTTACTGCTGCTATTATCAATGGATTTATTCGTAACGCTGAACACAGAATAAATTTAGATTGTCCTATGGATTCGGATAGAATTCAAGCAGAGGCACAATTCGCAACAGACTTTAATACGATAACAATGCCTGCAGGCTTATTATTTGTTAGAGGTATTCAAGTTTTTGATTCAACAACAGCCACTACAGGAGAAGGTGTGTGGTTACAGAAACGTGATCAAACTTTTATATCTGAATATGTTGGACAGTTAACAGGCACTGAGGGAGGTCAAACAGGTCAAGACGTGACCGGTCTTCCTAAATATTATGCTATGTTCGGTGGCGCAACCACAGGTACAAGCACAGCAACTTCGGGAGCTATCTATGTGGCTCCAACACCAGACGCTAATTACAAGTATATTATTTATTACAACGCCATGCCAACAAGTTTAGAAACTAATACTAGTGGGACATATATTAGTAATTATTTTCCTCAAGGCTTACTTTATGCCTGTCTTTGTGAGGCTTACGCTTTTTTAAAAGGTCCAACTGATATGTTGACATTATACGAAGGAAAGTATAAACAAGAGTTAACTAAGTTTGCAGCTATGCAACTTGGAAGAAGAAGACGAGACGATTACACGGACGGTACAATACGTATACCAATCGAGTCACCGCCTCAATAATAGGAGAACTTTATGGCAATAACATCGGCAATATGTAATTCATTCAAAGTAGAAATTCTACAAGGCGGTCATAATTTTAACGACGCTAGTGGTGCACCTACAGGAAACGCATTTAAATTAGCTTTATTCACAGAAAACGCAACTTTAAGTAAATCAACAACTCAATACACAGCACCTACAGATGCTTCAGCAGATCCTACAAACACTAATGAAGTTAGTACAACTTCTACTGGATATCCATCTGGTGGAAATGCTTTAACAGCAAGTGCAGACCCGGTTTTATCTGGTGATACAGCGTGCATAAAATTTGCTGATACAAGTTTTGGTTCTGCTTCTTTTACTGCAAGAGGATGTTTAATTTACAATACAACAGCTGTTACAGGATTCACAACTAACAGAGCAGTTTGTGCAATTAATTTTGGTGCAAACAAAACTGTTACAAGCGGAACTTTCACAATTCAATTCCCAGCTCAAACAGCAGGTAATGCAATCATTCAGATAGCATAGGAGGTAACTTCTTATGTCTATAGCTAAAACGTTCACTGTAACGGTGGTTAGCACTGGTAGTGGTAACAAATATGTTATTGACGGAGTTCAACAAGACACCGTAATGATTGGTGCGGGTCTTACCTATAGATTTGATCAATCAGATAATTCTAACTTAGGACACCCTTTACGATTTTCTGAAACATCCAATGGAACATGGTCAGGTGGTGTTGAGTATACGACTGGTGTCACAACAAACGGTGTTCCAGGAAACTCTGGAGCTTATACTCAAATTGCGGTTCAAAACGGTGCACCATCCAGGTTGTATTATTATTGTACTCAACATAGCGGGATGGGTGGTCAAGCAAACACTGATGGTTGGGGTAGATCTACTTGGGGACAAATGGATTGGGGTGACTCTAATGTAGTTCAACAAGGTTGGGGAAGAAATACTTGGGGTGATCAATCTTGGGGTGATACACCTATTGTTACACTCACAGGTCTTACAGCTACAACATCCCTTGGAATTCCAGATGAATTAATTGAAGTTAAACCGGGTTGGGGTACGCTTAACTGGGGTCAAAATGGTTGGGGTTCTGTTGAGTCTGCAACTGAAACATTAACTGGTTTAAGTTTAACATCAAGTCTTGGAACTGTCACTGCCGAAGACGTAGTTGGATTAACAGGGTTTTCTCTTACATCTACATTAAATTCTTTATCTGAAGTAAAAGCAGACTTTACAACTACACTTACAGGATTAGGCTTAGTATCTTCAGAAGGACTAATATCATTAGATGATCATTCGGTTGGTTTACCTGGACAGTCGGCTACTACAACTCTTGGTTCTATATCTCCAGATGATATTATGGGATTAACAGGATTATCCGCTACATCCACAGCAGGTTCTTTTACATTTACATCTGATCCCGTAACGGAATTATCTGCTCTGACTGTGTTAGCAACACAGCTTGGAAATCTTACAGTTGAACCTGCAACGTTAATTCCAACAGGAAGTCTTGCTGGCACAACTGCGTTGGGAACTGTTACAACTACTCAGTTATCAAATGTATTCCCAGATGGTCAAGTAGCCACAACTGGTTTAAATGATGATAAATTAATTTTAAAATATTACGGTAAAATTTCACCAAAAGACAGTGGAGGATATACGACTATAACACCTAAAAATAGCACAGGATATACAGTAATAAACTCGTAATAATTATGTTTGACTTAAAACTAAATACCCAATATAAATGAAAACAATTAGGAGAAATTAACAATGGCATCAACATTCTCACCTCTTGGAATAGAATTAATGGCTACAGGCGAAAACGCCGGTACATGGGGAACAAAAACTAATACAAATTGGGCAATCATTGAACAATATACTGGTGGATATTCTGCAAAATCAATTGCAGGCGGAGCACAAACTACAGCTTTAACTATTGTTGATGGTAATACGACTGGAACAGGTCAATTTAGAATGATCGAGTTTACAGGCACTATTACAGGGAATCAAATTGTTACAATTCCAAACGATGTAGAAACTTTTTATATGTTGAGAAATTCAACATCTGGAGCAAACACAGTTCAATTTAAATATGCCACTGGTAGTGGATCTTCTGTTACTTTTGCAACTACAGACAAAGGTGACAAATTAGTATTTGCTACAGCAAATGATGGCACTAATCCAGATATCAAAGATTTATCAATTGGTTTATCTACTCCAGCAGGAACTACTGGACAAGTTCAAATTAATAATTCTGGTTCTTTTGGCGCAGTTGCTGAGGGAACTAGTGGTTTTGTATTAACATCAAATGGCTCAGGAGCAGCCCCAACAATGCAAGCGCCAGCAGTTTCTGTAGGAAAAGCTATTGCAATGGCAATTGTTTTCGGATAAAAGGAGTAAATTATGGCAAACCCAAATATAGTAAATGTAACATCAATATTAGGTGGAAACCTTGGTTTTAACTTAGGTTCCTCTGCTACTGCAACTCTATTAACAGTTGATGCAGAAAAATTATTAAAAATTAATAGAATTACAGTTGCAAACGTTGATGGATCAAGTGCTGCAACAGTAGATTTATTTGTAGACGGTTTAACAACAGCAGGCGCTACTGGTATTACTCCAACATCTGCTAACACAACAGTTTACTTAGCAAAAACAGTTTCTGTCCCAGCTGACGCAACGTTAGTTATTTCGGACACACCTATCTATCTAATGGAAGGTGACATTTTAAAAGGTGGAGCTAGTGCTAGTGGAGATTTAGATTTATTTATTTCGTATGAAGTGCTAGACGACGCATAGGAGGTTTAGATTATGGCTGGAAATGGCGGAATAATTGGACCACCTAATACTGTACAAGCAGCAGTTAATCAAAGCGAAGTTCTTACAACAAAAACAGCTTCTGGATGTTTAACATTACAACCAAACACAACTGAAATCACCGCAGTTATAGTTGCAGGTGGTGGCGGTGGTGGTAACAAATCATCAGGTGGTGGCGGTGGTGGTGGTCTAAGAAATATTCCAATAGCAACAACAGGTGGTTCTACAATTCCAATAACAGTTGGTGGAGGAGGTGCAGGTGCACCAGCTATACCAGCAAAAGGAGCTAATGGTGTTGCCAGTTCAATCGTAGCAAAATCTGTTACTTATACTTCTGCAGGTGGTGGTGGCGGTGGAAGTGATGGAGATGGTCAAGGAGCAGACGGTGGATCTGGTGGTGGTTCTTCTAATAATATTACACCAGGAGGAGCAGGTAATACTCCCCCTGTTTCTCCTCCTCAAGGAAATCCAGGTGGTGGTTCTTTTTCACCAGGACCAGGTGGTAATACTGGTGGTGGTGGCGGTGGCGCAGGTGGCGCTGGTGCAAATGCACCTTCAGTGCCTACATCAGGAGCTGGTGGTAACGGGCTAGATGTAAGTTCGACTTTTCCAAGTGCGCCTAATTCAGGAGTTTATGCTGGTGGAGGTGGTGGTGGAGCAAACGGAGGTCCGACTAATGCGGGAGCTGGTGGACCTGGTGGTGGAGGCCCTGGAAATAATAGTGGAAGTGGTGTTACTGGAACAACAAACACTGGCGGCGGTGGAGGCGGAGCTGGAGCAGGTTCTGGATCTGGTGGTTCGGGTGGATCAGGAATAGTTTTAATTAAAGAACCGGCGATTTGTAGACCTAAAAGCGCATCAGGTGTTTGGGACATGAACACAGTTTATGATTTAGTCAAAGAAGGTGAGTGGGGAGGATTTAACGTTCACAGTTATAGTTTAAATTATTTAGTAGTCGCTGGTGGTGGCGGTGGTGGTACAAGATACTCTGCTTCAGGAGCTGAAGATGGTGGTGGAGGTGGAGCTGGAGGTTATAGAGCTTCTGGTTTTGGTCCAAGTCCATTACGAGGTTCAGCGTTATCTTTTTCTAACGTAGTTGTAGGATCGAGTTACGTTGTTACAGTTGGAGCAGGTGGAAATGGAGCATCTTTTCCTGGTGGTTGTGCTACAAACGGAACAAATTCAATATTTAATGTTTGTGGAGCAGCACCTTTAAAAATAGAATCAACAGGTGGTGGTAGTGGTGGAACTCATGGTGGTGGTCATGGTGGAGATGATGGAGGATCAGGTGGTGGTGGTACAGCTGGAAGTTCTGGTGGAGCAGGTAACACTCCTCCTGTAAGTCCGCCACAAGGTAATCCTGGAGGCACAGCATCAGGAGGAGCAAACGGAGGTGGCGGTGGTGGAGCTACTGGAGGTGGCGGAAATTGTGGACCTGCAGGAGCAGGAGCGCCTAATGATATTACAGGTTCAGCAGTAACATATGCGGTCGGAGGAGCCGGAGGCGCATGTGGAGCAGCAGGAACAACAAATAGAGGAAATGGTGGTGATGGTAGAGGAAATAATAATCCATCAGGAGCTGGTGGACCAGGAACTGTAATTGTTCGTGGACCTAGTGCATTAACTTTTGCTGTAGCACCTGGAACTAATTCAACATCTACTCATCCTGGAGGAGATAAAATTGCAACATTTACTGTATCAGGAACATTGACTGTAAGTTAAAAATGACTTATAAATTAGGAGGATAAAAATATGGCACACTTTGCAGAAATAAAACAAGAAACAGACGAATTCGATAGCTCAAAACAAAATTGGGTTGTTCAAAGAGTTGTAGTTGTAGGTAATGATGTATCTACAGCAGCGGGACCTCTAGGAGAAAATGATATGCACGTTGATGGTGAATCATGGTGTATTAATTTTTTCAAAGGTGGAACTTGGAAACAAACTTCTTATAATAATAATTTTAGAAAAATCTATGCAGGAATCGGATACACATACGATTATGCAAAAGATAAATTCATAGAAGCTCAACCTCATGCATCATGGTCATTAGACGAAAATGATGATTGGAAATCACCAATTGAATATCCATCAATCACAAAAGATGGTGATGTAGGATATCGTATATGGTGGGATGAGGATGCATATAATGCCGATAATACAAAAGGTTGGAAAGCAACTAAATCAGACGACGAAGCGGAAACACCAACAGTTTACGATTGGAACGGCACAGCTTGGGTGTCCGCATAGGAGGACACAATGCCAAGAAATAAATCTGGCTCAGCAAATGGTGGTATATTAGGAGCAATAAATAAAGCTTCTTTCGGTAAGAATACTGTAACCACTAAAACTTCTTCAGGAGATATTACAACACAAGCAGGAACTAGAATAATTGATACTTTAGTAATTGCTGGAGGTGGATCAGGAGGAAATGATGCTGGTGGCGGTGGTGGAGCAGGAGGTATGTTGCCTACTACAAGCGTAAATGTATGTGGTTCAACTGCTTATGCAGCGGTTATTGGCGCCGGTTCAGCTAACCCAGGAAGCCCACAAAGTTTTGGTGTCAAAGGAAACAATTCAACTTTAACAATAGGATGCACAGTTTTAACAGCAACAGGTGGTGGAGGTGGAGTATTTGGAAACACCCCTGATTGTGTAAAAGATGGTGGTTCTGGTGGTGGAGGAAGAGGTTCTGGAACAGGTCAATGTAAAGGTGAAGGAATAGTCGGTCAAGGAAATGATGGAGGATCCGGATGCAGAGGCGGCGGTGGTGGTGCTGGAGGTGCAGGTGGAACTTCTCCTAACAATATAAGCGGTGGTGCTGGTGGAAACGGTTTAGCAAACAATATTACAGGTTCATGTGTTACTTATGCTGGTGGTGGTGGAGCAGGTTCAGAACCCCCTGGTACGGGTGGTGCTGGTGGTCCAGGTGGTGGTGGTAAAGGTGGAGATAGACCAGGACCAGGAGCAACAGGACAAGCAGGAACACCAGGAACAGCAAACACTGGAGGCGGTGGTGGTGGTTCAGGTGGAGGACCAACTAATACTGCAGCAGGAACAGGTGGATCAGGAGTGGTCATTACAAAAGAATTAAACAAAGCAAGTGGTGTGTGGTCAATGCAAAGTCAATTTCAAGCAAAAAAAGATGATACTTGGCCTGAACCATCGTTCACAGTAAATTACCTAGTAATCGCTGGTGGAGCTGGTGGTGGTCTAGGTGCCTCTCCAACATTTACTGCTGGTGGTGGAGGTGGAGCTGGTGGTTATAGACATACTTCAAAAGATTTATTTGCACCCGGAACATTTGCAGTGGTTGTTGGTGCTGGAGGAGGAAATGCAGGTAATGTGGCTACCCCTACTAGACAAGGAAGCGCATCAAGTTTTGATGCCTGCGGAGCTTTAGAATTAGTATCAGCGGGTGGTGGATCAGGTGCTGATGGTTTCTGTGGACAACCAGGAACAAGTCCTTTTCCTTCTAACTACAAAGCATCAGCTCAAGCCGGTGGATCAGGTGGTGGTGGAGCTTGTCAAGGATCAAGAAAATGTGGAGCAGCAGGTAATACTCCTCCAACAAGTCCAGCACAAGGTAATCCAGGTGGAACTTCACCTGGTAGTATTGGTGACGGTGGTGGTGGCGGTGGTGGAGCCGGTGGAGCTGGAGGTAATACTTCACCTGCGGATGCGGGTGGTGCTGGTGGAGCAGGATCTTCTGCTTGGCCAGGTGACTGTACAGTAAGAGCCGGTGGTGGTGGCGGAGGTGGTGGTGGACCAACTTCTCCATCTTCGGGCGCGAGTGGTGTTGCCGGAGCCGGAGGCTCAGGTGGTGGTGGAACTGGTGGAGCTGGAGCCCCATCAAGACCTGTAAATACACCTCCCGCTGCAGGAACTGCTAACACAGGTGGTGGCGGTGGTGGTGGTGGCGGTGACTTTTCTGGTGGTTCAGCAGGTGGATCAGGAGTTGTATTAGTAAGATTTCCAGGAAGCATATCTGCAAGCGTTACACCTTGCACAAATAGTATAGCTTGTGTTCCAGGACCTTCTACAGATAAAGTAGCAACCTTTACAGTATCAGGTAATTTTGTTATAAGTTAATCTGTGAAAGTCATAGATAACAAGGTATCAAAAACCCTTCAAAATAAAATTGAAGAATATTTTTTACATGATAATTTTCCATGGTATTATAATGATAATTCACTAGGTAAACATGTTCCTAAAAAATACAGAACTATAACTAAAGATAGTTTTAACGAATTTCAATTAACCCACAAGTTTGTAGATGAAGGTAGAGTAAACTCGCCCCACACAAATATTATAATGAATTTATTAAGTGAATTAAATATGGAGGGAACACCTATTTTAAGATGTAAAGCAAATCTAAAATTTAGAACTAATACAAGAAAAAAACATAATATATTTCACGTGGATCATAAAGATCCACACAAAGTTATGATATATTATGTAAATGATAGTGACGGAGATACCTTTGTTAAAATAGGAAAATCAATAAAAAGAGTAAGTCCAAAAAAAGGCAGGGTTCTTTGTTTTGATGGTAAAACGATGCACGCAGCTAATCACCCTAGAAAAGCAAATAAAAGGTTGATTATAAATTTTAATTTGTTATAAAAATTAAAGTGGTATGAAAGTAAAAAGATGAATTTATTTAATCATTATTATTATTTTACGGGAGTAATCCCTCATAAGATTTGTGATGATATTGTGAGATATGGTAAAACCTTGTCTGATCAAATGGCTTTAACGGGTGGATTAGGAGCTGATCCCAAAAAATTAAATAGAAAACAAGTTAAAGATTTAAAACAAAAAAGAGATTCTAATATTGTTTGGATGAACGATAGATGGATTTATAAAGAAATACAACCTTATGTTCATAAAGCAAATCATATGGCTGGTTGGAATTTTGATTGGGACTATAGTGAGTCTTGTCAATTTACAAAATATGATAAAGGTCAGTATTATGATTGGCATTGTGATAGTTGGGAGAGACCTTATCAAACACAAAACCCACAAGATCCCACTAATGGTAAAATAAGAAAATTATCTGTAACCGTTTCTTTATCTGATCCAAAAGAATATAAAGGTGGTGAATTAGAATTTGATTTTAGAAATATGGATCCTGATAAAAAACGTAATGTTAGAAAATGTAAAGAAATATTACCAAAAGGTTCTGTTATTGTTTTTCCATCTTTTGTATGGCATAGAGTTTGCCCTGTTACAAAAGGATCAAGATATAGTTTAGTAATATGGAATTTAGGATATCCGTTTAAATGACACCTACAATTCATAAATATAAAAATTTTTTAAAACCAAGTGAGTGTGAATATTTTATGAATAAACACTCAGAGTTTTTTAATCCAGAAAAAGATGAAAGAACTTTTAGCCATAGAAACACTCAGGTTATTACTGTTTACCCCTTTTCAAACACTCATACAAATTTTACTTATGAAGCTAAAAAATTAAATGGTCGCCTTGATTCTGCTGTTAAAAAAATAAATAATAAAGGGTTTGTTAATTATTTTCAAATTGTAAAATGGTTAGAAAATTCTAATCAAAAAGTTCACTTAGATTTTAAAAATCATTATTACACTAGCATTATCTATTTAAATGATAATTTTGAAGGAGGAGAAACCATGGTTAATAATATTAAGATAAAACCTAAAAAAGGACTAATGATATTATTTAGTGGAAATAAAATTAAACATGGTGTAAATACAATTAAAAAAGGAGAGAGATATACAATACCTTGTTGGTATACAAAATAGGCATGACATTTCCAAATAAATTAAATTTAGAACATTATTTTCCTTGTCCTATTTGGTGGGCAGATGAACCTAAATTTGTTAAAAAATTAAACAAAGCTTCTGATCCTTATATTAAAAAATCTCAAAAAAATTTAAAAAAAACAATTGATGAAAGAAATAAAAAATTTGGTGATAAAGGAGATGCAGGACAAGTATTTCATTCTACAACTTTAATAGGTGATTCTAAATTTAATGAATTAACAAAATACGTTGGTGCAACAGCACACAATTTATTAATTGAAATGGGTTTTGATTTAACAAATTATCAAGTGTTTACAACTGAAATGTGGGTGCAAGAATTTGCAAAAAAAGGTGGAGGTCACCACACTTTACACACACATTGGAACGGACACATATCAGGATTTTATTTTTTAAAAGCTAGTGAAAGAACATCTAATCCTGTTTTTGAAGATCCAAGACCCGGAAATTTAATGAATCTTTTACCTGAAAAAGATAAAACAAAAGTTACAACAGCAACTTCACAGATACACTTTAAAGTTCAACCTGGTCGTATGATGTTTTTTCCATCTTATATGCCACATTTATATAGTGTGGATATTGGATATGAACCGTTTAGATTTATACATTGGAACTGTCAAGCAATACCGAAAGGAGTACTTAATGTCGTTCAAAAAAAATAAATATAGTGTTTTAAAAAAAGCAATAAGTAAAGAAATGGCTGATTTTTGTTATGCCTATTTCTTAAATAAAAGAAAGGTTGCGAGATTTTTATTTGACCAAAGATACATATCTCCATTCACAGAAGAGTGGGGAGTTTGGACAGATGAACAAATTCCAAACACATACTCACATTATGCAGATATAGTTATGGAAACTTTATCACAAAAAGTAAAACCTCTTATGGAAAAACATACAGGTTTAAAATTATCTGAAACATATACTTATGCTAGAATATATAAAGAAGGTGATGTTTTAGCTAGACACAAAGATAGGTTTAGTTGTGAGATATCTACAACTTTAAATTTAGGCGGTGACGATTGGCCTATTTTTTTAGATCCAACAGGTAAAGAAAAACAAGCTGGTATTAAAATTAATTTAGAACCAGGGGACATGTTAATATATTCTGGTTGTGATTTAGAACATTGGAGAGAAGAATTTAAAGGTGACCACTGTGGTCAGGTATTTTGTCATTACAACAGAAAAGGCTCTAAGATGGCTAAAGAAAATGAATTTGATACAAGACCATTTATAGGGCTACCATCATGGTTTAAAGGCTTTACATTACCTAAAAAATAAGTTACAAAACAAACCTTGCAGGGGGATGATCCACCACAGATTCCCCTTGCTTTAAAATCTATTGAAATCACCCACAATCTGATATAACACCTAGTAAACAGGTTTTAACATATGCTACAGAAACTAGGATTTTTACCAGGATTCAACAAACAAGTTACAGCTACGGGAGCTGAATCACAATGGACTGATGGACAAAATGTGCGTTTTAGATACGGCACTCCTGAAAAAATAGGTGGCTGGAATCAATTAGGTGAGTCTAAACTAACTGGTGTAGCTAGAAAACTACATCATTTTGTTAATTCAGCATCTACTAAATTTGCTGCAATAGGTACAAATAGAATACTATATGCATACTCTGGAGGTGTATTTTATGATATACACCCTTTAGTTAATCCATCAGGCACAGCTCTTACAAATTGTTTTAGCACCACTAATAACGATAGAGAAGTAACAATAACTTTCTCAGGGACAACTACGTTTCAAGCGGGGGATATTATATTATTTGGTGATGCTTCTACATTTTCATCTATAACTAATTCTAATTTTACGGCTGCAGATTTTGCTGATAAAAAATTTATGGTAACAAGTGTACCAACAAGCACTAGTATTACGATTACTATGCCTAGTGCTGAGACAGGTAGCGGTGCAACCTTATCTGGTGGTATAACTTTTTTTCAATATTATCATGTAGGCCCTGCTGAACAGCTAGGAGCTTTTGGTTGGGGTATATCATTATGGGGTGGAACAGTTTTAGGAGCAGCTACAACTACTTTAGATGGAGCTATTACAGGTACAAGTGGTGGTAATAATAGTTCTGCTACAGAAATAACTTTAACTAGTGTTACAGGTTTTCCGACGACTGGTACAAACTTTATTCAAATAGGAACTGAAGAAATATCTTATACTGGTATTACTGGAACTAAATTAACAGGTATTGGCAGGGGAGCTAGAGGAACCACAGCTACTACACACTCTAACGGAGCAACAGTGACAAACACATCTCAATTTACAGGATGGGGATCACCCGCGGCCAACACCGATAAAGTTACAGATCCTGGTCTATGGTCTTTGGACAACATAGGAGCTAAACTTATTGCATTGATTGTAGGAGGTTCTGCTTTTGAATGGGATGGTGATGCAGCTAATGCCACATCTACAAGAGCAACTCTCATAGCAGGAGCACCAACAGCATCTAGAGATATGTTAGTTTCTACTACAGATAGACACTTAATATTTTTTGGCACTGAAAAAACTATTGGAGATACCACGACTCAAGATGATATGTTTATTAGATTTTCATCTCAAGAAAATATAAACGACTATACACCAACAGCAATCAATACCGCTGGCACACAAAGACTGGCCGACGGATCACGGATCATTGGAGCAGTTGTTGGTAGAGATGCTATTTATGTTTGGACTGATACAGCATTATTTACCATGCGTTTTGTAGGTGGAGATTTTACTTTTGCCTTTGCACAAGTTGGGACTAACTGTGGACTAATTGGTAAGAATGCAGCTGTAGAGGTTGATGGTGCTGCTTACTGGATGTCTGATAATGGTTTCTTTAAATATACTGGTAAACTAGAATCTATGGACTGTCTAGTTGAAGACTTTGTTTATGATGATTTAAACACCACTTCTAATCAATTAATATATGCGGGTATTAATAACTTGTTTGGTGAGGTAGTTTGGTTTTATCCAACATCTACATCTAACGTAAATAACAGAGCAGTTTTTTATAGTTATTTAGATTCAACATTAAAAAGACCTATATGGTTTACAAACGATAGTAGTTTATTTGCTAGAAGCACATGGGAAGACTCTGCTGTGTTTGGGTTACCACACGGTACAAAATACAACGCAGATGATGATAACTCATTTGATGTTACAGGTAATACTGATGGAACAACAATATACTTTGAACATGAAACAGGGGTCAATCAATTAGAAGCCGGTGCTGTTACCACAGCAATACCAGCTGACATTGTTTCTGGAGATTTTGATATTACACAAAAAGTTGTAAGAGGAGCTGCAACTAATTTAGGGGATCTTAGAGGTGATGGTGAAAACATTATGAGAGTAAGTAGAATTATACCAGATTTTATTGCACAACAAGGTAACACAATTGTGCAATTAGATTTAAGAAACTATCCTAATAATACATCAGCTAGTTCATCTTTAGGACCTTTTACTATTACATCAGCTACAACAAAAGTAGATACACGAGCTAGAGCAAGAGCTGTAGCTCTTACAATAAAAAATACAGCTGTAGATACTAGTTGGAAGTTAGGAACTTTTAGGTTAGATATACACGCTGGAGGAAGACGATAATGGAACAATTGATAATGTCAATAGCCGCACCTCTCGCTAGAACGTATGGAATAGAAAAAGCTATAGAAATAGCTTATGAAAAATTAGGTCTTAATGTTCCTACACAAACAGAAATAGATGTGTTAACAGGTGGTGGAATTAGCTCAGCTTTTTCTCCAAGTGCTGTAGGAAATGCTTTTAAAAGAGCAGCTGTAAATTTTGGGATAAAATCTCTTGCTAACAAAGTACCTAGTGGACCTTTAGCAGCCATGGGTATTGCTGCATTCATAGGTAATAAATTTAATCCTATGAACCCAAATTCAGTAAACTATAACCCTAATCTTAGAGGTGAAGTACAGTATTTATCTAAGCGACCAGGGATGATTGGTACGAACCCTAACACTGGTTTAGCTGTATATGGACCAGAATCTGCGTTAGCTGGTAAAAATATTTCATCAATGTTTGGAACTAATAGTTACGTAGGCATGTTAGATAAACAAATTGGTTATTTTGATAAACAAAAAGAAAAGAAAGGTTTTCTAACAGAACTTCAACAAGCAAAACAAGACAAAGCTAAAAAAGAAAAGAAAGATTATTATAAAGAAAAAGCAGATATTCGAGACGCAAATAAACCGTCTTCAACATCTACTTTTAGAGGACCAACTATGGCAGATATTGCTGGTCCTACAGGTGATAATTCTAGTGATGATGATAGTGGTGAATCAGGTTTCGGAGGATTTTGTTTCGACCCTAACACTTTTGTGCAAATGGCTGATGGTAGTGAGAAAAAAATTAAAGAGATACAACTTGGTGATCAAACCAAAGGTGGTGAGGTTACAGGGGTATTTCAATTTAAAGCATCTGATGAGATACATAACTACAAAGGAGTTGTGGTTGCAGGTAGTCACTATGTTAAAGAAGATGGTAAATTTATTATGGTTCAAGATAGTCCGATATCTGTCAAGATTGATAAAATACCGGTTGTCTATTCACTAGATACAACGGGTAGAAGAATATTTATTAAAGATATTGAATTTGCAGATTATAATGGTGATGGTGTAGCTAAAGGATTTTTAATTAACGCTGGTATAAACGTACCTGAATTTAACAAAGAGGTATTAAGACAAGTAGAAAAAAGATTAATATAATGGCTAAGATAGTACAAACATTAACCAGAGCAAGCACAGAATATTCAGAAGATGTAGCACAATCTTTAATTAGAGATTTAGATGCTGTTATTGAAAAACTTAATACATCTTTTCAACAAGAGATAAAACAGGAGATAGAAGCTAAAAGTTTCTTTTTAGAATAATGGCAGTAGTAAATGAATATAAGTTTGTAGGTTTAAATGCTAACACAGACAACACAGAAAAAAATCCTTTTGGAACAAACAATCCCTTGGTAAGTGAAACGTATCTAATTAAATCTATCATCGTTAAATCTGCAGGAACTCCTACACCTACAGTAACAAATAATGGTATTGTTGTTATACAATCAGCAGCGTTAACAGCCAATGAAAGTAAAGAATTATTAACCCAACCGTTAATAGTAGTGGGTGGAACCACTTTAACAATTAAAGCAGGTAGCGCAGATGCTTTTACATTTGGCGTTAGCTATCTAAATATTAAGAAAGAGGTAACAACATAATGGATAACATACCAATATTAACACCAGAAAAGATAATAACTACAATTAAGAACAAAAAAACAGGAGAGGTATACGAGACTGAGGAAGCATTAAAAGCTGCTAATATCCCTGCAGAGGACGTGCAAAGAGATGTAACAGTTATCATGCCACCTCTTGATTTGTTCTCAAAAACAAAGTAAAGTGGCAAAACCATGGCAATAACAGATATATCAATTTCAGAAGAATTAATGACCAACGCACCATCTATTAAATATAGAGGTAATGAAGGCCCTAAATCACCACAAGAAATGCAAGAAATGATGGTAGATAGTGTTCTTGATGAAGCGTATGAACAGTATATCTATGATTTATTAGAAAATAGACCTGATGCTACACCAATGAGCAAAGACGAATTTAGAAGAATGATTATTATGGAAGGTATGATGGGGGGTGGTAATCCATTACCGCCTGATCCAACAGAGCCAGTAAATCCATTTAAACCAAAACCAATAGGACCAGTATTACCAGACAAAAGACAGATGGCAGCATTTGGTGGTATCATGGGTATGGATGGTAGAAGACAATACGGTGTTGGATCGTTCTTTCAAAAATTTATTAAAGATCCGATTGAAAGATATGTCCGTGGAGTAGATCAAGAGCAGCTTGATAAAGAGTCACAAGAAAGAGTTAATAGAGAAGACGATATGTATGGTGAAGGTTATGAAGGTTTTATAGATAGATTATTTAAGGGTGAAAAAGACGAAGAAGGAAAAAGAAAAGAAGGTTTATCAGCTAAATTAAGTGAAGCCGCTATTCCAATAATAGGAGGAATAACCGCAGGATTGTTTACTAAAGATAGTCAAGACAAAGATAAATTAGGTTTACCAACTGACGAAACACAGTTACAATTAGCAGATTTAAAAAAAGCTGCAAATGTGTTAACTCAACCACAAGGCATAGCAGCAGGATTAAATTTCTTACCAGATGTTGCAGCTAGAAAATTTACACCAGAGGAAATGATTAAAGAATATGCAAAAGAATCGGTCAAAGTAGCTGATGGCGGTAGAATAGGTTTTAGTGAGGGTGGAGAAGATTTATCTAAAGATCCTAATTATAAAGGATGGGTAGAAACATATGAAATGAATCCTGACGTAGCAGCATTAAATGAAAACCATGCAAAATATTTATCATTTTATAATAGAACTAAAAACAATAAAGCCGAGGGTGGAATCATGGACCTTGGTGGGTTAGAAAAAGATTACAGAGCTGAAGGTGGATTTGTTCCAATAGGTAAACAAGAAAAAGCAGATGATGTGCCTGCAAGATTAAGTGTAAATGAGTTTGTATTTACTGCAGATGCTGTTAGAAACGCTGGTGGTGGAGATGTTGACCGAGGAGCAGAAGTCATGGAAAGAGTTATGAAACATTTAGAAGCTGGAGGACAAATGTCTAGAGAATCACAAGGTATGGGTGGTGCTAGAGATATGTTTGCAGTTTCGGAAAGATTAAGTGAGGTAGTATAATGGCTGTAGAACAAGTACAAAATTTACCACAACAGTACGTAACAGATCTTGGAGTTGATTTTGGTAAACAACTCGCAGGTTTAACTGCTGTACCATTAGATACTTCTAGATTTGCACCACAAGTAGCAGCGCAAGACCCAATGCAAAAACAAGCTGCATCGTTAGCAGCATCTGGTGTTGGTGCGTTTCAACCTTTTCTTACACAAGCAGAAGCATACTCTGGACCAACAGGTTACCAAGCTTTTATGTCTCCATACCAACAAGATGTAATCGATGCAACACTAGCAGACTTTGATAAACAAGCAGCTAAAGATATGAGAGGTATTGGATTGTTGGCTGCGCAATCTGGTAATATAGGCGGAGGTAGAGAAGGTGTGATGAGAGCGGAACAAGCAACACAATCTAATTTAGATAGAGCTGCTTTACTTGCAACGTTAAGACAACAAGGGTTTAACACAGCACAAAATTTAGCTGACAGAGCATTTGGTCAACAGAGACAATTGGCCGGCGATATAACAGATTTTCAAACAGCAGATATTAACCAGTTGGGTCGATTGGGCGGTCTACAACAAACACAACAACAAGCAGTACTTGATGCACAAAGAGAAGCAAATAGATTACAGGCGTTTGAACCTTATGAAAGGTTGTCAACATACGGTTCTGGAGT